TTGGTCGACAGATAGTAGTCTACCTGACTTAGCCATAAATTGACCGTTAACTGTCAAATCTGATATAGTTAGCGCATCTTTGTTTCTAGGATACATCATATTCATTAAATTTGTAAAGCCTCTTGGATTTGCTTTATACGCTTTTTCGATTATTTTAGGGTCAAACATTGTCAATAAATCCATCATTGCACTTTTATGACCAGTAGTTTTTCCATTTACTTTTCGCAATGTTTGAAGCACTCTAGTCACTGCTTTAATATTTTTTGCTCTATTTTCTTGCATTACTTTCTCCTCGCTATTAAATTTTTTAAATCTCTGAGCCGCATGATCTCTTGCACTTTCAAGATCTTCAGGGTCAATATCTCCTGGAGCGTCAGCACCATCATCTACATCAGCCATTGTAGCTGTATCAACATCTTCTTTCTTTGCAATTAAGTAATCTGTAAGTTCACCAAATAAATTTTGTTCTTCTTTTACAGTACACTTATATTCTTTTTCTTTGAACATAAATGTTTTCTTACCATCTAAAAATGCTTGTTTAGCTGCAAGAATAAATGCTCTCTTCTCATATATAGTAATATCAGATTCTCTTAATGCATTGTTTTCAGTGGCAAGCTTTGCAGCTATTGCCATTTGTCTACGTTTTTCTTGTGATTTTCCTTTGAATTGTGGGGCGTCTGACTTTTGGAAGTCTTTTATCCAATCACCCATGTCATCAGTTTTATCCAGCGGCATCAGGCTCTACTCCAAGTTTTTTCAGTTCTTTTGCGATGAGTCTATCAATCTTTTTAATCTCTTGGGATTTACCCATAAAAGCTTGTTTACCTACATCTCCTATAATTCTTGCTCTTTGCATTAATAAATCTGAATACTTAGAATATCTACCTTCAATCATCTTCATGACATCTTCTTCTGGTAATTCTTTAGGTGCGCCTTTCTCACCTTTTTTTCTCATTCTTTCACCGCTACCAGCTTTAATTCTTTTTCTTTTGGCATGTATGTTTGCCCATAAACCTGGATTTTTCTCTTGTAATTCGTCAGCAATATCTTGTGGAAATTCTACATCTTCAGCATAGAATTTTAAAGCTGCTGCTACTGATGGGTTCTTAGATAATCCTCTTTCTAACTTTTCAATTTGCTTTACAGCATTTGTGTAATCACCATCTGCATCTACTGCAATCTCCATAGCCATCAATAAATTTTGCTTATGTTTCTCTACATCTCTTTCATTTCTAAATTTGATCTTAGCTTCAGCGAAATGATTTACCTCACCAGTGAATACTGATTTGACAGATTCTTTCTTACCAAATTTTGCGTGGTAAGCTTTAGTATGTTTTGATAGTTTTGTCTTTTTCATTTCTCCATCCTTATCTTTATCACCAGGTGCTGGTTTGTATGCGTTAGGATCGTCATCATCCATTTTAGCTTGTTTATCAAACTGTGCAGCTCTGTCATCTTTTTTATCTTTAGCAACACCTTTCATATAATCGCTATCGGCTTCTTTGACATCTTCTTCGTTCATTATCATTTGCAAATTTCTGTAGAATGCTTGTAAATTACGTGTACCACCATGAAACTCTAGATGATTTTTGCTCTTAGGGTTTCTGTGCGGTTTTACTCTTACACTATATTGTTTCGCAAGTTTTTTTGCCTGTTCTGCTTCTTTTTTAGAAAATGGGTTAGTACCAAAATCGTGTCCAAGTACTGCTTCTTTGACATCTTCTTTCTTAGCACTTCTAACTTTAGAAGCTAAGTCTTTGTCAGCCTTACCCCATGTACCAGAACCTTTAGTAATAAAACTATTTACTCTAGCAAATGCCCATTGTTGTTGACTGGCACCTGGACGGTGACCAGTTTTCCAAGCAGCCATACCTCTATCATATACTTGTTTCAGTATACTATATGATATGCCACTTTCTTTACTTTTTTTCTCTAGACCAGCAATCTTTTCATTGATGACCTTAGCTTGTTCGAAATCGTTGGATGCAAAAATACTCATGTATTATTTATTTTTTCGAGTCTTTGATTTTACTAAAATTACCATCTTTATAGAACTCAATAAATCGTTTAAATCTATCTGCATTATGTGCTTTATGAGAGATTACAAATATATTTGTATCCTCATGGTTAGATATAATATCCCATAACATCTCTGTAGCATCTGCATCGAGTGATGAATCACCAACTTCATCCATCATTAATAGATTTGTATTGACAGAGTTCTTTAATTTAGCTATTTCTCTCCATGTAAACATCAATGCAAGGTCAATTCTCATCTTTTCACCTTCTGAGAATGATGCATAGGAGAAGTTATCTCTATATCTTGACTTAATTATTTCATTAAACTCTTCATCAAGATTAAATGAGAATGCTGCACCCATCTTTTCAAGTTGTATATTTACAAACTTATTCATGACAGGTACATATTGTTTGATAATCTTTGCTTTAATACCCTGATCTCTTAATAATAGTTTACATACATCATAAAAATGATTTGTTTCACTCATATCCATAAGCTCTTTGGATATATTTGTTTCTTCTTCTAGTTGTTCAGTGAGTAGTCTCTGAGCATCTGGTAAAGATGAGTCATCTGTTTCCAGTTTGAGATTATCATTGAGAGTACTGAGATAAGTGCTCAGACTACTCACTTCACTTCTAACTGACGATTGCTCTTGCAATAAGTCTGTTAACTCTTTGGCTTTACTTCGTGCAACTTCCAACTCGTTGGATAGTTTGGCGAGTGCTTTTTCATAAGCAGGGATGAGAGCCTCATTTTTCTCTTTTTCTTTTTCAAGGCTGCTAATTTTTTGGTTCTTGAACGACTCTGTGATTTCTTGTCCGCAAACTTCGCACTGAGTTTCTGTGTTATAGAAAGTGATCCGCTTCGATTTTTCATTTATCCTCCTTTTTAGTTCATTACCATGTGTTTCACATTTATGTACTGAGTTAATTGCTTCATCTACATCAACACCGTTATGTTCATCAATTTTAACTTGTATAGTATCAATCTTATCTTCAAGAGTTTTCTTTTCACCTTTTACTCTTGTTATTTCTTTCTTTATCTTTGTAGCTGATTGTTCTGATTTCTTTTGTAATGTAGATATAAGACTTTTCTGACCGTTAATCTTTGTTGATTGTACTTCTTTTTGATATTCTTTATCCTTAATACTAATACCTAAATCACTTATCTTAGTCTTAAGTATATCATTCATTCTTGTAAATATAGTAATATCAAGAATCTCTTCAATTAGTTGTCTTCTTTCATGTGTATTAAGGTCCATAAACGATTGGTATCTTGCTGAACCAAGTATAACGATCTGTGTAAATGACCTAAAGTTTAAACCAATAAGATCTTCTAATTTGTTTTGGTAATCTTTTTGTGCAGCGTCTTGAGTTATAAGTTCACCATTCTTATAGATCTCAAATATGTGTGGTTTCATACCTCTTACAACACGGTATGGCACGTTATTTACTGTGAACTTGAGTTCTACCTCACAGCCTTTATCATTTACTGAATTTATAAGTTGTGTTTTAGATACATTTCTGTATGGTCTATTAAACACTGCATAACAAATAGCATCAAGCACTGTTGACTTACCACTACCATTTACACCAGTAATAAGTACTGTGGGTCTATCATTTAAGAATATAGTATTACCGTTATTACCAGTACTTAAAAAATTCTTATATGTTATCTCTTCAAATACTATCATCTATATGTTGTGCTTCCTCAAATATTTCTAACATAATCTTTTTAATTTCTTTCTTATTAAGGTCTGTGGCTACATCATCTATATACTCAGATATGAGGTCTGATGTATCGGTCATTTCAATAATATCATCTACATTATCAGCATTAAATTGTTCAAAGCTTTCTACTATTTTTAATTCAAATGGTTCTTTAAGATTGATTGCATCAATAAACTTTTCAAAATTTTCAAATGATTCTTTTTCTTTTACATATAGTTTTACATAAGAATTCTTCAGATCTTGTGTTAAATCTTTAGGTTTTGTATTGTTATCATATATTAATTTTACATGATAACCGTAAGGATTCTGTACGAATTCAAGTGATTTATCTGTTGTATCTAAAATCCAAAAGCCATGTTTACCACCTGAATCTGACCACATAAGTTCGTATGGTGTACCTGTGTACTGTATATTTACCTCTTCACTTTGTGTATGATAGTGACCTGAGATAACTTTTTCCCATTTTGTATAGTCAGATACTTCAAAACCATCACGACTATATTGACCAGGAAACATTAACATTCCATTAATATCATAATGACCTATAAGTACTTCACCACCTTGTTTAATTCTTGCAAATGATTCTTCATAATTTTCTTTACATACCCAAGGCATTAGTGTAATCTTACAGCCATCAATATCTAGTTCTGTAATAGTTTCATATACATTGAAGTTTGATTCTTGACCAAGAATCTGGTTTGGTGAATTGTTTTTAAGTGAATGTTTAAATGGTATATCATGATTACCTATGATAACATCACATCTGATATCTCTATCTTGCACAGGTTTAACCATCATTTCTTTTTGAAATGCTAGTGTTTGGATATTGAGCCACTTACGTGAGTCAAAATAATCTCCAACTTGTATGATATGAGTAATAGATTTGTCATCAATTGCTGGCCAAAATACTTGTTCATAGAACTTTCTTTGCCAGGCTTCGATAACTACATTTCTATTTCTCGCACCAAAATGGGTATCGCCTAGAATAGCAATCTTCATACGCCATATTTTCCTTCAATAGCTTTATTAGCTTCTCTAATTTTAGTAGCAGATATACTCTCAGTTTTTTTATCTAAATGCTCCTGTTCAATCTTATAACCTACATCTCTACCATAGGTTATATGAGTGATATTTGGCACTTCAATAATCTCATATTGATTATACTCAAAACCAGCTTTTTTTAACGCATGTTGTATCTGTTGACGCCTTGCTTCGAAAGTATATGGGTTGTCCTCAGTACCATCCTGAGCACGTAGCATAATTACTACCTGACCAGTTTTGGAAATTGCTCTTTTAAAAAGCTCTGTATGCCCTTGATGCCAGGGTTGAAATCTACCAAGCATTTGCGTAGTTTCTTTATGTCTATCCATGTTTTCACCGTATAGTCTACATCTAGATAATGTGGTACTTCAAACAACTTATTCGTATCATCATATCTAGATTCTTTGATTGTGTCCATATAGATTGATATTGTAGGTTGTACAATATCTCTATACTCCTGTTTTGGTGCTACAAAATCTAATATACCATTTTTGCCTTTCATTCTCATAGCTTGTCTTAATCTGCCATCAGGTGAAAAATCCCAATCATCATGTAGCATTCTATAGTAGTCTGCATTATGATGCGGTATACAAAAATGATATGCTAGTTCTTTTGCAAGTGTTGTTTTACCTGAACCAGGTAAACCGAATATTAATATTTTCATTGTTGATAGATGCGAAGTAATGTGTCCATAGGTTCATGCTGACTACCATAAGGACTAAGCCATATAATTAAACCAATACATAACATCGTTAATGCTATTCCTAAAATTAAAGGTCGTAATTCATTCATTTAGTTTTCTTTCTAGTTTTTCGTTTCTTTTTAACTTTAAAATTGGGATTCTCCTTAAAGAACTCTTCTTTCTTTGCTTCTCTTACTTTGTAGTGTTTGCCTTCTACTTCAAATTCTGTTTCACCAGTCTTAATGGCTTCTAATTCATGTTTAACTCGTAGTGTATGTGATCTAAGAGTAAATCCAGATCTAGACTTTTCAGCTGGTGTCTTAGCCTTTGCTTCTTCCATATCACCAAGTTTTTGATCTGCATAAGCTCTGGCTGTATCATTTAGTGATTCACTAAATTCACCATGTAGGAACATCGTTTGTTCTGCTTGTTGTATAAGTTTTAGATCTAACATATATTTCTTTTTCTCTTTCTTAATTCTTTGTACCATGTGAGAGAATAAAATCTGTGTGACGAATGCAAATCCATTATTGAATCTATCACCATCAAATCTATATGCATATTTGATTGCGGCTAGAATAGCATCCTGAACCATTTCATCTCTATAAGAATAATTTACAAAGTTTGGTCTTAAAGATAATCTATTCGCCATTTTAATAATACATTCACCGAGATATCTACTCATTTCAGGTCTCTCCTTACCTTTAGCCATGAGAGCTCTACATTTTCTTGAGTACTTATCGAGTTCTGCTGTGAATTCTTTATTGTTTACGTAATGTGCTGAATCTTTTGTTTGTCGTGCCATGTTATATATCTATACTGTTTATTTTATAATCGAACTTTTCTTCAGTGTAAAATCTAAATCTTTCGCCAGCGTGTCTTAATGTAAAGTTATCTCTAGATTTATACTTTATATCATCAACAATATCATACACTGTTGCTGGCTTACCGTCATCTGTTTTTCTTAAAATCCTACCAATTGATTGAAGTACCTTTATCTTAGACTTCGATGGATGAGCAAATATAAGATTGTGTAGGTTCCTTATATTAACACCTGTAGAGAACACACCAAGTGATGCAATAATAATTACATTATTCTTTTCAGCAAATTGTCTTGTCATTTCTCTAGATTCTTTATCAGTTTCACCTGCAATATAATGTACATCTTTTTCAGACAATGCAGATGTGAGTGAATGTATATCTTTACCATGTGAGATTCTACCAAAAATTACAAGTGTATTTCCTGGTAGGTCTGCGGCGAGTTTAGATATAAAATTATTTCTTTTTGTATGTTGTATTATATGTGCTATCTCATCTTGATAGTTCATATCTTTTACAAGTTTCTTATCCTCATCTGGATAATTTAATCTTAATAGTTGTATCTTAACATCAGATATCTGATCTCTTTCAATAAGTTCTTTTGTTGATGTAATCTTTTGTATAGGTCCAAATAAACCTTTCAATACAAGTTCATGTGTCTTTGCTTCTTGTATTGTACCAGTCATACCGATTCTATCTGGACAAACAACTAGTTTATTCATAATTGATTGTATAGATTTACTTTGTGCATGATGTACTTCATCTACAAGAACACTACCAAACTGTGCAAAATAACCTGCACTCTTCTTATGTATTGATTGCCATGTAGATACTACAACTCTTTTATCTGTATTCTTATCTACACCACCCATAATACCATGCATATCATGGAACTTGTCTTGACTATAATCTATAAAGTCTGACATCATTTGTGTCACAAGATTAATTGTTGGAACTATAATAAGTATCTTCTTATCATGTGTTTCTCTCCACCATCTTGCTAATGCATATATTATTAAAGATTTACCAGATGCGGTAGGTGAAAGACAAAGCATTCTCTGCTTACGCACGCCTTCTTTAAATGCTTCTACCTGATAATCCCGCATCTGGATTTTTTTCCCTCCTGAGTGTGGGTCGAGGGCATCTAAAAACCCATCTAGTATTTTATCCGAGACATTCTGCTCAACACCAGGCATGTTGCTCTTGGTACCTTCGAATTCTACTTGGATATCTAGGTCTTTAGAAAACTTTGCTATGTCTTGCACAAGACCAGCATAAATCGTATTGTCACGTAAATTAGCTAGACGAATCTTACCATCCCAATACCTATTCTTATAGGCTGGTGTAAAATGTGCGCCAGGTACTTTAAACGTGAAGTAATCTGATAAAGTCTGTAAGTCTGCCTTATCACCTTCAAATTTTAAGTATGCGTCATTCAGTTTTTTGAATAGTATCATTTACAAAATTTGTATAAGTATCTGCTAATATTTGAGATGGCAGACATTCAATTTCATAGTCATAGAATTTGAATTCTGATTGTTGATCAGCAACTTCTAGAAATGTTCCAATTTTAAATTTAGCCGAATCTTGTTCATCTTTTTCTTGATAAACAATCATAGGATTAACTAAATTAATCTCACGGTCGGCTTTGTGTACTTCTTTACCTATAATCATTGGACCTGAATTTGCAAGCTTAATCATTTTTATTCTCATTACATATCTCCGCTAGTAAATTTTGCCCAATCAATAGCAGCTTTAATCGAACTGTTTCTCCATTTGATCTGGTCCATAATATGTTGAACACCTTCTAAAAGTATATCAAAGTATTCAATCTTCTGTGTAAGTTTGATTACATCAGGGTCAGTGTTGACATGCTTCTCAACACCCGCTTTAGTCTTAAGTTTCAAATCAAATGGTTTATCTTTATATTCTTCAGGACGAGCTTGACCAGAATAAAATAATTCTTTTTCTTTCTTTAATGTTTCTAGCTGGTGTGTGAACGCGACTTTTTTAGACCTTATATCCATAAGAATCTGTAAGTACTTGTGGTGAAGCTTTGGAATAGCTAAAGACTCTCTATCGAGTTGAGTCCTCTCTATCACAGCGTCTTCTTCCCACATAGCTAGAAGCTGCTCGTGCGTAATCATATAATATAAATATACCATGGAGATGAATTTTTTTCTGAACCATTTTCACTTAAAGTGGATGTTCATCCACCAAATTAACTACGACAAAAAATTAGGAGATAATATATGGCTCGAAGGCAAAAGAAGGCCTCGTTACAGCGTGAATTAGAAGCTTCGAAAGCGTTTCATATTCAACCTAAAAACGAGACCCAGAACTATCTTTTAGAATGTATACAGAATAATATAATGACAGTAGTAATCGGACCGGCAGGAACAGGTAAAACCTATTGTACCGGTATGAAAGCTGCACAATTATATCTGAAAGGCGAATTCGAGAAGATCGTACTTACACGATCAAATATATCTACAGGTAAATCATTAGGTCATTTTCCAGGCACTATCGAAGAGAAGATGGAGCCATGGGTAAAACCTATAATGAATGTACTGTCAGAAGCATTAGGCTCAGGACGTGCCGAATGTATGCAAAGAGCGAAACAAATAGAAGTCCAACCCATTGAAACAATTCGTGGTACATCTTTTAACAATAGTATTATTATTGTAGATGAAGCCCAAAACTTAACTATTGAGGAGATTAAGGCGGTGACGACAAGAATTGGTGATGGTACAAAACTAATACTGATGGGAGACCCAGCACAAAGTGACCTTAAGAATAGCGATCTTATTAAATTTGTTGATTTATGTCATCAGTACCGTGTGCCCGCGCCGATCGTAACGTTTAGTATTAAAGATATTGTTAGGTCGGATATTGTTGCTAATCTAGTTAAAATGTTTGCGAAGGCCGGAATCTAGAATTTGTACCTTAGTACCGCTAATGGAACCATGGTATGTTATCCATATAATACCAAAAAAGGACGATTTTTTTTAAATTATATCATTATTTTTTGCGCCATTATTGTATGTCGCATGTTCAAAATACATGAACTTAAATGATGATGTTGCTGTAAGGTAATCAACCTGTGGGTTTGTAGAATCATATTGTGGACCATCTAGTGATATTGGAAATGCATCTATAAATTTCCACTCTGCTAGTGGTTTAAGATCAGCATCTGCAGCAAATAGACTCATATTACTCATGGTATTTAAGAAACCAGGCTCTCTAGCATCTGGTCTTTCAGTGACATTTTCTTTTGCATACTCTTTGAACTGATCAAAAGATTCAGGATTTATCATTCCTTTCATCCATTTTAATATTTGTCTATAACCCTTCATCTCTTTATCTATAAGAAATGTGACATCTAACTGTGAATAGTCTAATGTATCTCCAGGTACAGATCTTGTTTGGTTAAATGGATTTGAAAGTATGGCTTCACCAGCACTAATTACTGGTACATTTGCCTGTTGCACAGTATAAACTATATCAGGTAATTTCTCTATGGTAATAAAGAAATGTTGTGGTGCTGCAAAGGATAACTCGGTTTGACGAGCTATCATATCTCCAAACTGAAGTGCCATTAGCTATCTACCTTAGCACCTGCTCGCCATTGATAACATGACCAATATCGTGCTTTCCATTTTGGTCCTGGATCGGCGCAGTTGTGTCTTGCTCTAAATGAAGCTCTCCTACCAGGGTCATCTCTTTTGATTTCCATGTTTGGGTCACCAAATCGAACCATTACTACATTACCTTTTTCATTCTTTGTGTAGACCTTAAATTTAGACTTACCATCTTGCACACGAATAGGGTCATTAAGTTTTACCTTAGTTCCTTGATATTCTGCTTCTGTTATTTGATGGTCGAAATGTTCATTACAATCTTCACAACAATATTGCTCAAATGTTTTCATATACTATTTATATTAGGATAAAAAAAAGGGAGTCCGAAGACTCCCTTTTAAAATTCGTTATGCAACGGTTATTACACGTTGTCAACTCTGAATTTTCTGTAGTACATGTTCGAATCAGGAGCATGTAAACCTTGAGATTGGAGTGATCTCGCTGCAAATGGGTTTGATACCATTCCGTAACGAGTTTTGAAACCAATTTTAGGTTGGAAAGTTTCCTGACTTACTGCACGAACCATTTGTAATGGAACGTATGGGCAGTAGAACATACCAGCATCCATGTTGTTAGTACCTTTATAACCAACAACGACATAGTCACCGTTAGTTGCATAAGGGTCAACATACACTTTAGTACGTCCGTTAAGTACACCAGCAAAAGTACCTGAAGTCACATCTACATTTAGGTTATCTTCTAAACCAGAAGTGTAATCAAGTAAGCCAGCCATAGTTAATGCAGAAGCTACATTAGCAGAGCAAAGGATAAAGTTTCCTTTTCCTCTTCGAGTTTCAAATGCAATAGTATTACATTCTTTTTCGATTTGCATCATTAAGCCTTTTTGTCTTTCAACAGACCATCTACCTTGACCATCAGCGATTAAGTCAAAGATTCCGTTAGTTGTAAGACCTTGTGCTCCGTATTTTGCTTGAGATAGGATAGTGTGGACAACTTCTCTATTGATTTCCGCAAGGATTTCAGTAGAAAGAATGTTAGCTAGTTCAGCTTCAGCATCCAAACCGTGGACAGCTTTTAAGTCTTGAACTAGTTCCATAGTGTATTCACTTTTAAGAGCTCTTGTTTTAGCTTCAACAGCAGTTCTCTCAATTGTGAATGACATTTCACGGAAGTTATCTCCTTCACCCTCTCTTGTAGTCATTCCGAAGGAAGTGTTTCCTTCTCCTTGACCACTTGGCATATAACCAGAGTTAAGGCTTGGGTTGGCAGTGACTGTATCTACAAATGGGTCATTTACAGGTGTAATTGAACCAGTATCAGTCACAGGGTCAGAGTCAGCAGTGCTAACACCATCATTTTTCGCTCTAGAGACAGCAAATGGGTTTCCAGATGTGTCATCGTTGCTTCCAGCAGAGTGCGTATTAGGTTTCCCTGTATTAAACGCAGTACCAGAGAAGTTAGAGAACGGTTCGTCGTACATAGCTTCGATACCAAGACCATTACCATCGCCACTAACACCTTCGTTAGTATTGTTGTATCTTGCTCTTAGCGCGAATATTAAACCAGTTGGAGCGTTCATTGGCTGAACACCACAAAGGTCAAATGCCATCATTTGTGGAACCGCACGTCTAACTAGAGAGATAATGATAGGATCATAACCTGCACGACCAGTAGCATTTAGTGCTGCGTTAGTGTTAGAACCAGACATAGCACCACCGAAACTAGCACCAGATAAAGAAGCTTCTTCTAAGTTCTGCTCCTCTGCCAATGCTTTTTCCGTATTTTCCAGAACTTGAGCAAGAACAGCTTTTTTATCACGCTCATCTACTTTTGGTAGATCTTCGTGATTAATTACTGGAGCCCATTTCTCTGTTAGTACGTCGTATGACATAGTTTTCTCCTATTAATTAAATTTAGTTAGATTATTAATTTTCTTAAAAATCGTTAGGTTTTTCATTCTTATTTAAGTGCAGTTTTAGACAAGTATCTAACGTACTGCGATACAGGATTTCCATCCGTATCAGTATCCTGAGGGATTTCTCCTTCAGTACTGCTGAAAACTTCATCACCATAAGATGATAGAGCTTTAGCTGCCGTTTCAGGATTTTCAAAGTAAGATTCTTTTAAAGTCTCTAACTTTTCCTTAAACTCATCAGTATTTGCTGCTTCTACACTTTCACTCAATTTTTCTAGGCGTATCTTTTGAGTTTCAGTAAGTCCATCACTAACTTCTTTAGTGATTTCATCTTTTTCGAAGGCTAATACTTTTGATTGCAGCTCTTCAACAATTCCGTCTTTCTCACTGATTTGGTCTTTAAAACTTTCAACCGCTTCAGTAAGCTCATCAACAACACTGATATCTTCTTCAGGAATGTCGATGTAATTCTTTTCAAATAAACCTTTAAGGTCTTTTATAAAGTTCTCTGCTATTTCTGTTCTTAGAGAATACTTAATTTCTAAAGCATTTTCTTTCAACCACTCTTCAGTAGCATAGTCAGTATATTTAGAGAACTTCTCTTCTAAATCTTTAAGATGATCTGCATTTTCAGACTCAAGTTGCTCTTTAATTTCAGCAACTTTAGCATTTACTTTCTCGTTTACTGCAGTTTCAAAGACGATAGCGGCTTTTTGTTTGAAGTCTTCATCAAGATCGACATCTTCATCCATGTCTTTCTTCATTTCTTTCTTCTCTTTATCTTTATCCATCATTTCTTCTGGATCCTTGGCCATTTCATCTTTTTCCTTGGCCATTTCTTCGACTTCTTCTTCTTCTTTATCAGCCATTTCCTCAGTATCTTTTTTCATTTCGTCTACTGATTCATCTTTTTTGTCGGCCATTTCCTCAGGGTCTTTAGCCATTTCATCTTTTTTGTGCTTCATCTCCTTGACTTCTTCTTCTTCATCTTCCATCTCGTCCATATCTTTTTTCATTTCAGATACTTTAGATTTAGGATCAGAATTATCTTTCATTGGAGTTTCAATAGGGTCAGACTCTTGATCGTGTGGACCTTTGTCCGCTTCAGCTTTAGGAGAATCATTATCTCCTTTAGACATGTCTAGAGTTTCTTTATCTTGATCAGGAAGTTGCTTATCATTAGCATCTTTCTCAATAGAAGTATCTTGTTTTTCCTCATCCATATCTTTTTTCATTTCTTTTTGAGGCTCAACATCTTTTTCTTCATCTTTTTCTTTAGATGCCATTTCTTTGACTTCTTCGTCTTCTTTATCCATCATTTCTTCAGGATCCTTAGCCATTTCGTCTTTTTTCTTATCAGACATCATCTCATCGACTTCGACTTCTTCTTTTTTCTCTTTGTCTTTAATAGCTTTTTGTAAACCAGCAGGAAGTTTTTTCTGCTTATCAGTAAGTTCATCCATGTCTTTCTTCATTTCAGAAACTTCTTCTTCTTTTTCTTCTTCTTCTTTTTTCTCGTCATCAGCATGAGACATTTCTTTTACTTCTTCTTTAGCACCATCTTTACGAACTTTAGCTAAATCACTAGCATCAATGTCACCATCGCCATCTTTATCTAATTTCTTTTGGTCTCCTTTTAACTCTTCTTCTTTTTCTTTAGACGCCATTTCATCCATGTCTTTCTTCATTTCTTTTGGCTCGTCTTCTTCTTCTTCCATGTCGTCTTTTTTCATCTCAGATACTTTTTTCTTAGGATCTGATTCGTCTTTCATAGGAGTAGTGATTGGATCTGATTCTTGATCGTGTGCAGGTTTGTCAGCTTCTACTTCTGCACTAGCGTCTGATGCATTATTTTCTTTATCACCACCGACATCTTTCATCGGCTCTGCACCTGTTTCATTTTTGTCAGGCTCAGCTGTTGGAGCAGCAGCTTGTTTATTAGCAATAGTTTCTTTCTCTGCATCAGGTAATTCTTTATCATTGACATTCTTCTCGATAGAAGTGTCCTGTCCCTCTTCTTTAACTTCTTCTTTTGCAAGATCGTCTTGAGGGTTATCTATTTCGTCTTTTTTAGTCATATCGGCTTCAGCCGCTTTTGCAGCTTTCTCTTGAAGGTTTTTTTCCATCAAGTCTTCAATGACTTCAATAAGACCTTTTTTTGTTTCTGTATCTGACATGTTGCTATAGCTCCAATATTAATTTATTTATTTTTTACTGATTCTCCAAGAACCTTTTAAAGAGTTTTAGTTTTGTATTATTTAATTCACGAGCAGCAGCCATTTTCAGCTCTTGTTGAGCTTTTTCTAAGTCTACTTTTTGCCATACTCCTGATTCAAATATCCATTCTGCCGACTCATAAACACCTTCTACAAAGGCTTCTTGAGCTGACGGATCGAATACTACATCAGCTGCAGTAGTTAATACAAAATCTTCTTGTACTTCATTATATCCGCTACGATTCATTTTGAGAGAGCCTAAACCCCTAGATGAAACACCAATTTTTACACCATCATCAAGTAAATTCTCTACGATTTTACCCATAGGTGTGCTTAAAACCTGTGCTTTACCATTATAGTAGTATCCATCACGAGTTAATGATTTAGTCATGATAGCTGCTCTCTCAGGATTAACAGTTGGTTCAGCAGGGTGATTTAACTCACCTAATGCTCTGTTCTGAGAGATATAATCTTTTGTGTATTTCTCAACCGCCTGATCCATAACGTGTTGAGGATAGATACGACCATTTCTATTTTCTTTTTGTGCTTGTAGAAACGGACCTTGAATATATTTTTTCTTTTCTGTCTTACCTTCAGTAATTACAGATAGGTCATTAAATGTAATATCTTCTTTGATTAACTTCATTATTGACCTCTAAATACAATGATTGCATTAGGACTTGTACCAGAAATAACTACATTACCTTTTGCTTGTGAGATTGGTATACCACCAGTCATATTAAAATCCCATTTACCAGTTGCGAATGCATTACCATCAACAGTAATAGCATTTGCACCCATATTTGTAATTGATTCAATCTTGATTGGTCTCATATAATGATTGATATTCTTTTCATCTGAATCAGATGCAGGTGATTGACCAGGACCATAAATATTTTTTACTTGATATGTGAATGTGAAATCATCTGAATCAAGTGTTCCTGCACTATCTATATGATATACTACACGATTTCCTTGTGATGAACCTTGAATACCTACTGATTTTGATACAACTGTATTTGCCATGTTTTATTTATTCCTTATGTTCCTGCGTATGTTCTAGCTCTGCCAGCCACTCGCTTTTTAGTAATCTTTCTTTTTAAAGAAGCAAGTTTCTTTTTACCTGCTCCTCGAGCTCTCATCGCTCTTTTTAACTTAATACCTGTTCTTCGTAAAGCAGCTTTTCTTGTACCTGTTTGTGGTACACATCTATTTCCTTGTAATCTTGTACCAGCTTTACATCTTTTTCTCTTAACAATTCTACCTTTTGACCTTCTAAATATAACTCTAGCTCTTCCAGGCTGAGCTTCATCAAATGTAGTAATACCATGCTCTAATGGGTCATCTACTGATTCTGGTAAATCAGCATCCATGACATCAAATGTATCTGCAAACATTGCATCTTTAAGAGCAAGATAAGTCTTAACACCATCATCTACATGATCTATCTGATCATCAATCTCCATTTCCAAATCCATGATCTGACCAAACTCATCTGGCAAGAAATCATAGTACATTTCTGGACATGAACAATCTTCATCATCTTCTGGACAATCACACATAGTATCATTAAGATCTGTACCATGTGATAGTGCTTCGGCTTCATCTAATTCTAATGTATCTTCAAATTCTACTGTTTCACAATAGTCTTCTATTAATACTTCATCTTTGATTTCTTCAAGTGTATCTTCATCGATAATAGAGTCAGGTGACACAAAGCTGGAGTCATCGCGCACTAATTCT